CCTTAGTACGCATTGACTTAACACGGGGAGTGCTAGGTCTGGAACTCGACTTAAGTACAGACTTCATTCGAGACACGGTAAACGGATTTTAATTCAAATGCCGCGGTTCATTTGAAACCGTTTACAAGGGTGGGTGGGGCGACCATATGCACTAACCTGCACGAAACGCCTTGACCACTAGCCAGATACTTACCCAGGATGGCGCACTGGGCAGTGCCAGTATTGGGACACTCTGCCTTTATACAGACTTGTGACTGTCGGACGTATGGGTGTAGCATACGAAGGGTGGCATTACCCACGGAGTGGGGGAGGTCCCAATAAACAATTACAAACGTGCGTTGAAACCGCCAGGGGCAGACAACGACAATGTAACAGGCGGCGAGCTTGATGAACTCGACGACGAAGATGAAGAGACATAATTGGTGGCAACTGCATCGGGCTGCACACGGTGATGGGCGTGCATTGAGACCCAGTGTGGTTGCTTGATCGTCCCAATCGGATGATCCAAAATGTCTTCAGCGTCAAAAACGTCTTGACGGTCTTTCAGCGTACCGTCAATACGTGCAGCGTTTGCTAGAGGAGGGTAATCAACAGCGCAAGGTATGCTGGGAACATCGTCCAGCATGTTTGCGTACTCGCGCTCATGATCCGCAGTGAGACCGTAGACGGTGTAAACCATCTTGAACGTCTCATCAGTGGCATGATAAACCTCAGCAGCATGTGTTTTATGATCATGTTGGAACTTCATAGAGGCAACGGTGACGGCATCAACGCCGTTCGTCACACGTAACATTGTGTCTATGATCTTCCGCAGAAAGGGTATGAAACACAGGTCGCGGTGTCGTCCCAAAGCGTCACCACGAACCAACCGCGCCCCAGGCACATTTGGGGCATTACAAAACAAGCCGATCTTCCCATAAACACGCCCGATGCACGGACCCAACACGAGACGGCGCTCGCCAGCGGCATTCGCGACTGGATAGAACCGTCCCGCCAAAAACGTGGCAAAGTAGCATGCGTCTGGACCAAGATGGACTCGTGGTTTGAAATTGAGTCCAAGTGCGCGCAAGTAGCGGGCAGACTGGAAACCAGACAGGATGAATTCGGGAGCGATGATGTAACTGTCATCGCCCAAGGAGAAAAACTTGATCTCAGACAAAAGCTGCTCCACCGACAAACTCGAATGTCGGCAAAGAGCATACACCAAAGACAAGGTTGTAAGGAGGGTGTTGCCACATGACGTTTGATGGTCACCACTGTGTCGGCGACCATCAACGGTGTAGACAATACCAAACTTAGCATAGCCTTTTGTGAATATGCAACGATCAAGAAGGTCACGCATGTCATCAGGACAACCGCACATGGTGTAGATTTCATTCTCAAGCTCAATGAATCGACGATGCAGTGTTGCGTCGAGCTTGGAAAAATCACCATCGGCGACGGCTGGTGATGGGATCGATTCCCACGCCGCTTTAAATGCGGCTCCAGCTTCGTCTGCAGAGACCTTGGACGTATAACCCAGTCCTAGGGTTCGCCGAGCGTCCCACACGTGCATGAGACGCTTTGAAAAAGCATGAAACCAAGGCCCAGTACGTACATTGTGGTACGGAGTACCAGCCTGGATCATGCGAGGCGCGAAGTCAGTTACACCGAAGATTGTTGCTTCATTTTGACATTGAGCTTTGACAAAGGTATTACGGAAATCCTCATTCCACTTATTGTAATTACCGTTGTCACAGCTCATCTTCGCTGCAGCATGTTGCTTGCGCTGACCGACATTGTACCTAGAATTCCATTCTTCAAATGGAGTCGCAACAACTGGGTGTTGACGAAATCCTGGTAAAATAACGTCGA